AGTATTGGCCATTTCAAGCAATTCAAAATCTTGAAACTTTTTGGCTTTCTCTATCAGTTTTTTTACTTGCTCAATTTTAGAAGTGTTCACTTTTTCTCCTTTTCGCTATATCGTATAATACATCGGCACGCTTTTTAACGTGTTCGATTCTGTGCTCTAGGCTAGTGAGTCTAGCCCGAGTGGTGATCTTAAGGACATTGATTTTTTGAGCTAAAGGATTTTCTTTAACTGCTAGATTGTATTTTATATCCATTTTGACATAACTATCACCATAGTTATTAATAACTGGGGCAATAATTCTCCAAACTGAATCTTCGCAGTATTCGAGTATACCCTTCTCTCGGTTTGCAACCACCTGTAAGGAATCGATATAACCATACAAATCAAATACGGCTGTCAGAATTTGCTCGCTAGGCATGGTGGCTATCTGCTCATGAGTTAAGCTTAGAATCTCGTCAGCACGCTCTACGGGCACCTTACTCTTGAGAAAATTAGCTGATGTAATCCATTGATCTATTCGATCAAAAAACAGGTTTAGGTCGGCTTCTGGTTCAACGCTCATTGATTAGGCGTCTCCATTCTTCTACGTCTTGATCGAAATTAAGTATTACCAATGAGATATCATTTATGTCACACCATTCAATCTTCTCTCGGTCTCTTAGCTGAGCTTTCAAAAACTCATGCTTAGTCTTATGATAATAGGTAATATGTTTGGTGTGTTGTTCACCATTAACTTCAACCATAAGATTTCGGGCAGGTAGAAAAAGGTCAGCGATTAAGAGAGACTTTCGGCGGGCATTCTTAGTGCCGGGCAATGTAACGTCTTCGAGAATGATATCATACGGAAACATTTCATTCAAAAGCTTGCGGGCCTTTAAATGCAGCTTTGATCTACCCTCATCGGCCAAAGCGGACGACGAGGGCGACCATGAATATTCTTTACCATCTAATCCTATAGTTTTCATCCCAACATCGCCTTAATCTCTTGATTTAAAATATCCATAGCTTCTGACGTTGTGTTCAAGAAATTATAAGCCGCTTCTGCTCCATCGTAAGTTAAAAACTTTAGAACTTTTTCTGGATCATTAACATCTAACGTTGGATCAAGTTTTAATAGGGTTTCTGGATAACCTGCTAAATATTCTAATTTCATCCATTTTCCAGACTTAGATATTAAACCAGCTTCTTGAGCCATAATGAATAGCTCTTGAACCCTGTCAATACCCTGCCCGTATCTAAGCCAACTTTGACATTCGGCACCGGTCGCACCCAGACCAGACCAATAAATTTTCCAGTTTACGGCCTGTCCGATCTGTTTTCCAGACTGTTCCCATGGTACAATGGACTTAACTTCCATTCGAGTGTCAGACTGAAACTGAATCTTAACACCACCGTCCGCCATTCTGGTGGCACCGTACCCGCTAGTATTAGTAATCAAGTGCGTAATCAAGCACATGATAATCTTATTATTGGGAACGATCTGACCAGCTTTCTTGGTGAAGTCGGATAGTAGCTTAGGCAGACCTGGACGGGTTGTACCGCTAACTTCTGACTCCAAGTCTTTCTGCGGAATCAAGGATGAGATAGAGTCTATGATGCATAGAGCACCCTCATATTCTTTCAGCGAGATAAGACTTAGAACAGTGTCTAGAAACACTTCGGCAGACAGCGGGTGATCTTCGGCTGTGATAATCAATAGCTTCTCCGGGTCTAGGCCCGGAATTTCGAAGTTCAGTTCCGACAGTCTGCACTCAGAGTTAACATAGATAACTGGCCTACCTTCAAGTTGACAGTTGTAGGCAAGCTGCATCGCAGTCGTCGTATTGTGAGTAGGAACGTAATTGTCAGTTAGATATAGCTTATCAAAACTATCTACCTTGATACACTTACATTGTTCCTCGCCATCCAGTACAATCGAATCAATTTTACGAGTCTTTAACGAACTAAAAATAAGTCTGTTAGAGCCCTTGTTTTTGCTGATCTTAACATAATATCCTAATGATCTACCTACATCAGCCATGTCTTGTGCTAGACGATTGGAGCATGTAGTGTATTCTATGTATCCGTTAAGATGCCTGTGCCCGTTAAGGTCAAGCATGGTATGCAAAAGCTTACTTCTGACAGTAACGTCGCCGTACTTATAGTCGTCCGGTATGAACTTGTCTTTACGGGTTACTTTGAGCCCATACGCTTGGATAGCATCAACGATCTCGTTGGGAACTCCCTTTTTAACTGTTTGTAAAGAGCTATACGGGCTAAGAAAACAGCCAAAACTGCTAACTTGGCTAACAATGTCATCTGGAACTACCTTTGTGCTGATACGAATTTCTTTGCCGTTTAGACTACCATCGGCTAGTAGACAACCTAATAGCTCGGGCGGCAACTTTACTTCTCTGGTATTGTACAATGCAGCACCGACTGGTACAACCCACTTGTTACGATCTTGTAATTTTAGGTCTATTTCTAATTCTTCGGTGGTCTTGATTACCCATTCAGACCCCGAACGATTCTTGCGGACCTTCCATAAGTGATCGCTGCTAGCTCTAGTAGAACTTCCATCATTGAAAGTAATCTTATAAACTGGCAGCGTACCCTGTGGGTATACTCCCACTACATTTGCTGTGCCATTTGGTACACAAACTACGTCGCCCTGCTTGATATCACCCATCAACTTGGGGCCGTCTGGTGTATGCACAACGGCAGAATACGGCTGAGCCTTACCAGACTTTGCCGCTCCGCTAAAAATTATCCAGCTACCTTCTCGAATACCACCGTTTAGACCTAAATCGATGGATGGGCCGATTGAGACAATCTTATAGTCTTTTCTCTGTGCAAGTAGCTGTGTACCCGTTTTAATGATGTTACCATGCTTCTTGATAATATCCTTAAGGTAAGCAGGGGTTTCGTCTTTCTTTGATTCAGCTTTCGCTTTCGCCATTGTTTTCAACCTTCTTTATCTTAGACAACAAACTGTTTTTCTTTTTAAACTGCTTCTGTGGCTTTTCGTTGATTACTTCGGGTGTAACCGTTTCAACAACTTTGGCCTGTGCTTCAATAGCTTTTAGACGTTTTTCCTCTATCTCAATACCAGTTATAACAAACTTTAATGGTGTGTAATGTCCAAGGGAAAATACGTTCTTACCAGCACCTTTCAGGTAAGATATAATAGCGTTGGCAGTGAACTTTTTCAAAAGCTTTCGGGCAGAAACTATCTGCCCTTGAAACTCTGTCTTGTGTGCTTCGCTATTCCAAAAGTGGTCACCTAGACCTATGCCGTTGCGTTCAGCTTTACGCTTACACATTAACTCAGCTAGATACTGAGCAGAATCACACGGTTTCCCCGTTGAGGGCGAGACGAATAACTTCTCTGTCGAGTTTTTTCGATCCATTTTTGAACAGCATTAACTCCGCATTTTCCTTGGTTACCATTCTTGTCTGATTGAATGGGTCCAGAGCATTCTCTGGCCAAGTGAACTTTGTAATATCAATATGGTCGCCATAATCGCTTAGGACGCCTACAATCAAGTTTCGGTAAGAAGCACCGGGCCCGTCTACGGTATCGTACTCTTTGGCCGATCCACGAAGGATAAACAGCCCGTCAAGCCCGTTGGGATTTTCAGCCATCACTATACTAGGGGCCCCGAACATAAAAGACTCAACTTTGACAGGATAAAAACCTGTTTCCTGGCAATATCGCTTAAGTCGGTACCATGGGGCTTCTGGGTAAGCTGGGTTGTTGTAGTCCGAGAATACCTTGGTGCCATCATTCAAGGTGACCACCCAAAGCATTTCGAGTGATCGCATTAAGTTTTTTATATGGCCATTATAAGCTGTACAAATCATTTTGGTTTTCTGATTATATGAATACAATCTTTGTAACGCCCGCTTGGTGGTGGCTTATCGGCACGTTGTTTACGTCTTTCGTCATAAGCCATAGCTGCGGCCTGGGTCATAGCAACAGCACCACGATCTGATTTTCTAGCCATTAGGTCTAGAATGTCGATTGGTTGAGGGCCCGGATCAGGTTCTGGTGCGGGAGCCTCGGCAACTGGTTCTACCGGCTCGGCTGTAGATTCTAGATACTTTTCAACAATTTCTGGGCTACGATCTAGTTTATTAGCCAAAGCATTGACGTTAAACTTATTTTTGTTCTTGTCAATAAAGTTTTTTTCTTCTTGACTTAATCTGCCTTTTTTCATGCCTTTTCCAATGCCTTTCTGCGTGCTCTGGTTAGATAGAGCATATTCTTGGTTTTCAGATATCGCATGTATAGTTCGAAAGTCTCTTTATCAACCTTCTTGAACTTGGCCTGCGTTTCTTGACTTCTTCGAAGAATGTCTGTACCATTATATGGATCAAACAGTACACCCCGCCAGAACCAAATAAAATAAACGTCCCATTTACCAACGGTAGTAATCTTAGAAAACGCACTGTTTTCATCAGCTACTGAATTTCCGCCCTTACCAAAATAGGTTTCGCTTCTGTATGGTGGAGCCGGAATGTCCATACCAGTAAGGTCTTCGTTATCGTGTCTCTTCATAAGATAAACCCCCCAAGACTTTTTTAATGTTGTCAACACACTTCTGTTTAGTGGCACCTTCAATACCGAAGATAGCCGTATTTGTTATACCTAAAGCTTCCAGTTCAGCGTTAGTCAATTTTAGCGGGTCTAATGACCCATCTGGAAGAACTTTAAAAACATCAATGGAGAATTTAATTTGAGCGTAGTAAGGCTGTTCCATTAATCACCGTTTTCAATGTATTTGATTTTTTGTTCGGCAGTCATATTGCCAATTTTGTTAAGTTTAGCTTTACGTTCGCGTCTTTCAATAGTTTCTTTAATATTGTCTTGCGCGGCCTTTTCTTCTTGGCGAACCTTACCCAGTTTTTTCCAGTTATGCTCGGCCAATTGTCCGACTGTTTTAATGTCACCTTTCACACTAACGTGTGGAGCATAGATAACTCTAAACAACGATTCATGATTACAAGACGGACACAATGTTTGTGCGTCCGCCTTGATGCTTTCAACTATTGAAAATTCGTTATCGCATTCGCGACATGCGTAATGGTATTCAGGCATTAGCTTACGCTCGGAAGTGCAAATCGAGACATAACTGACGCCACATCAACATCTGCCCAATCGGCATGGTTTTCTTTCAGAGTTGAGAAAGCACCGACAAGTAAAGCACCGATTGACTGTTGAATGGTAGGCATAGCTAGAAGGTCTGCTAGAGGGGCCACCAACTGTGCGTCCATTAAGGCTATTTGTTTATTATAAGCCGCAATGGTTTGATTAGCTTGTGCTGTTAGCTGATCTTTTTGCTCTTGTGTCTTGTCGGCCCAACCCTCTACAGTGCCATCCAAAATGGTTTCCGCATAGGCAATTTGACGTAGCATTTCATTCTTTTGTGTTTCTCTTTGACGTAGAGAATCGCCATCGGCGAACGCTAGTTGAACATAAGCAATTGGCTTAGTATATTGGGCAGAGTCATAAACACCAACAATTGCGGCCACTAATTTAGGACCAACCCATTGTAGATTTGCTCTCCAAGCATCTAAACGTAGGTAAACTTTCTTACCATATTTTTCATCGCCAGCTTCTGGGTCTTTGAGAATCGGAAAAATATTAGACATTGAATCTAAAGCTTCTGCCCAGGCGGCTGCAACATCAACGCCCGCTGCGGTTAGAACATCTGCTACGTCTAAGTCGCCGTCTTCTGGGCTCTTTTTAAACTCATAAGACTCAACCTGACAAGGGATTGTGCCCAGGTACGGTGTTACTTCAATAGTTAGACCGGGTTCTCGCTTAACGATTACTGTTCCGTTCTGACCACTTTGATCTTGTACGGGCACTTGTTCGCTGATAGGACCATTCAAAACCCAATTTAGACCGCTAACGTAAGGTGTTGTATATCTGATTTCTACTGCCATTCAATGTATTCCTTAAAAAGAGGTTGCTTAGTCATACGCTATAATATCAGCCAAATGGCTGTTTTTCACAATTTTTATGTTAATGCTGCCGATTTCTTCATAACTCCACCATCATTAGCCCAAGTTCTTATTTCACCCGTTGTTGTGTTTTTCCACATTCTTGATGAACCGCTAGGAATATCACTTGTTGTTGGATCGGATGCTGATGATTGCCAACCTTGAGTCACGTGACCACCAACTGACAGTCCTTTCCATCTCTTCCCAGACGAACCCAAGTAGTACGCGTTGTCGATTGTCGGCAGCGTATCGCTGGCAACGCCGGTGACAAATACAAATCGACTGTTGACGAAAATGTCACCACCACTGGGACCACGTAAATCACCGCACCAGAGTCGGTTTGTCGTCACGTCACCAGGAAACGTAGCCGCACTACTTGCACCAATCGTCAATGCGGTTGTACCGCCGCGAATGAGCTTCAAATCGCGAGCAACACCGGTTCCCCCATTCTCCGTCCCAATTTCATAGACATTGCTGTTCCATCGTTGATAGCCGCGCTCGTAGTTGGTCGTGCCGCTATAACTGTTGTTGTAGTTGAGGTAGTCACCACGTTGGTACAGGTGTTGCCATGCATTCGACGGTGATCCTAATGCCGAAACGGGGTTAACAGGAATCACCGATCCATTGGTTGTGATATTTCCGCTGTTGCTCGTTATCGAGCTACTGAATGTACCGGACCCTGTTACTGACAAACCAGACGCATTGACAGTAGCAATGTTCGATCCCGCCACGTTCTGAACTATCGAATAGCCTGACGATGCGCGAATAGCTACTCCATTGGTCGTGCCACTGGCTGGCTCGATGTTGAGATCGCCGTACTCCGCGCGCAGTTGCCACACTGCTCCACTGGTTGAGTTGTTTAGTTTTACCAGTCCAGTGGTGCCACCGACTGTAGTGGTGCCTGTTATCGTGGTGTTGCGTTGCAGGGCAAGCGAATCAGCCGAAGCAGCATCTGAATTTTTGATCTTGATGGCTTCGTTAAGATAAGTGGCGATTGCTGTATATCCGGTAAGTCCCGATGTGTAAATCGAACATCCCTCTTGACCAGCACCGATGTTTAACGCACTTACTCGAATTGGTGTGTAAGCACTGTTAGCTAGATTCTTGAACTCTGCCCCATTGTCGCCTCTAACATGTAGCAGACCGGCAGAGTTACGAACTAACTTCAAATCATCTACGGTTGTACTTAACCACGTATTACCAGTAGACCAAGAAACCGCTCCTAGACTTCCTAGCCGTAAAAGGTATTCAGCGTTCACTGAGTTATCGGCTCGAATCTCATTCGATACATTGAATTTCCCATTTGGATCAAAACTTCCAAGAATTGTGTTGGAACTGTTTCGCCATTCTTGCAGATTGCCGGTTTGACTTGATAGCCCAGTTACTATCAAACCAACGCCTGCTGTAGAGGCTGGCTTACAAGCTAAATTACCAATTAAAGATAATGAACCTATACCAGTATCACCGGCTTTATTTACTGGAACATAACCAAGAGCAGTAGTAATAGAATCAAAATCTAAAACAACAGGGTCGTAATCACCACTAACTAAAACGCCCGTAGAATGTCTCCACAACCCGCCCTGATTTGAGGCGGGTAGTAGGTCAAAGAAATTATTATTTAAGTCAAGATTTACCACCATTTCGGCAGCATTTAATGATCTTAAAAATACATCTACATCTGTTGAAGTTACTATATTGGGCATTTTAGACCTTAATCTAAGCTAGTGATAATAGTTTTAGCGATACCGCTTCTTACTATATCTTCTATACCCAATTCACAATAACCGATATCAGGTTTACCCTTTAGCTTGTCAATAAACCTTGCTTGTAGAATATCTGAATTGCTAAAATTATATCTATCTAGGTCAGATTGGCGTAAGTCGCCCGAAATCACGCACTTAGAGTCATTGCCCAGGCGGGTCGCGAACATCTTTAGCTGTAAATATGTACAGTTTTGCATTTCGTCCAAAATAACGAATGTGTTGTGAAGATTCGTGCCCCTCATGACTTCTAGCGGCACGATTTGAATCATGCCTTTACTTATAAAATCTTTAGTCTTTTGTTCACCAAGGAAGTGATGCAGAGCGTCTAGAATCGGCCCCATGAACGGGTCTGCTTTTGCCTGGATCGTACCGGGCAAGTGACCAACACCGGGACCGCACTGAGCAAGCGGTTTACTAATAACGATGCGATCAACTCCACCATTTTGACTTCCTCTCATTAAATAATCACAGGCCATACCGATTGAAACATGTGTATTATGAGTAACGATAAATTCATCAGTAAGATAAAGATGGTCATCACTATCAATATATATACATTGAGCTTCTTTAAATCCTAAACTTTCAACTTTGTCGATATATCTTCTTGGTGGATATTTAGTTTTAGGAATAATTCTACTTATTTTTCTTTCTAGTCTAAATGGAATTATTTCATTAGGCAAATTTATATGTAGGGTGTACGCTAATTTACCGCTTTTTACTTCGCCATTATAAGTATAAGATGGTGTTCTTATTGTTATTGTGGCGGTTCCGCCCAATGATTGAATCAAAAACTTAACATCTTCTGTTAGCTTTTTAGAAACAGATGTGAAAGACACATCTCCATCTTTACCAATGGTTCCATCAGTATCCATTAACCCTTGTAGAATGGCTATCCTATTTTCTACCGAGTTTATTTTATATATATCTGGAATAAATTTTGTTTCAGATTTTAAGCCTCTAAGTCCTAGATGCTCAAGCTCTTTTTTAAATTCTTTTCCGTTAATATAAAAATCTACCCGGCCCTTTCTTTTTAGTGTGGCTAAATTATTTTCTAATCCAACACTTAAGTAATTCTCAATTTCATTATCAGTCGTAGAAAAACCTATCATTTGACCAGCTTCACCAAGATAGCCATCACCTAATAATAACCCAAGAACATACGGCTCTATTGGCAATGTCTGTTCTTTAAAAAACACAGGACTTGTCATAGGTATAGAATGATTTCTTTTACCTTTACGAACCAGGGTGTTAGAAATTTTTTCCAGCGTTTTAACTGTTCCATCACGCTTAGCGTTCCTATCTAATACGGTTTTGGTAAACCATAAATGCTCTTTACAACACTCTGTACTGCTTCCGTCAGTAAAAGTAACTTTGAAAATCTCTTTTTTACCCTGTGGATATATTGCTAATACTGTGGCATAATCTCCATCAGGGGTAGACACTAGTTGCCCAGGTTTAATATCACCCATTCTGATAGGACCGCCCGGTGTATAAACTATACTATCTACCGATCCGGCCTTACCAGTTCCCGCTGGTGCAATACAAATTGTTAGAGCATTCTCAGCAATGGTTCTGATAAAAGTTTTCTGGTTCTTTGTCTTGGGAATTAGTGGGTTTCCTTCTGGCTTCTTCTTGCTTACCACTACTGGTTCATCCACTTGAGGCTGTGGTTTTCTTGCACCTCTTTGCTTCGCCATATTAATAACTTTCTGTGTTTTGTTTTATCTGATCTATATTTGTATCAGTTCTAGTGTAAATCGCGAAATCGTTGTTAGAGTTTTTATAAGATAAGCTACATGATACTCTCTCCCCAGAAGTGCTACCACCGCTGTAACCTAAAGATGTTAGCCTATTCTTTAGGCCAAGATCAAATACGTAATAACGTATGGTGCCAGTAGTGTCGTTTTTGGACTTTAGAACAGCTACGATACGCTGATCTGTAAAGTTTTTGTCACTGTTCAAAATCGAGTTGACATAAGCCTTGGTAGTGTCAATCTCAAATGTGCAAGTGATTTCTATAGGAAGATTAACGCTAGTCCACATGTTTAACTGGGACTGAACGTCTGCCCCTCGCCAGCGTCCAATGTCTACTTTTCGAGAGTAGTTAAGATTTACTTCTATTTTCAAAGAAGTGATTCTGTAGACCGGCGATCCCATAAAGGAATCACCCACGTTAGCTATGCTACTTACTTCTGTCGGTAATATACTATTGACAACATCGAAGTGTTGTCTCATCAAAATTTCGCGATTGCCAGATAAAGTTATCGGTGTATTGTTGGCAGGTACCGTAGTATTTGCAAGCTTGTTAGCAATTTTAGTGCCAAAAGTGTAGCTTTCCTTGAACGGCCCGCCAGTATCCATGGTATAGGTCAGATTCGTTAGCAAGCACCTATTATAGGTAATAATGTCCCGGCTAGTGCCCGAGAGATTAGCGTTATTCGGATCGCCATATACCACTTTTAGGTCAAACTGTCTTAGATCGGTCGCGGGATTGCCAGTTACAATCGTTCCCAAGTTGGCCGAGTTTAACAAGAATCCAGTCTTATAATCAGTTGGTGGATCAAGAGGATCAAACAATAAATCGTTAATGTTAGACATTACTCTTTCAATTGTAAGTTCCATAGCTGGGGATAGATTTAGATTAGACCCCTGACTTTTGCCAACGTCTCTAATAAAACTAGTAGCTAAAGTGTTATTAATGGCAAGGGACTGGACGCCATTAAGAAAATGGTCGGCCAGCCCTGCTTTTGCATCCGTTAAATAAACTCCCTGGCAAGGGAAAAATATTCTATCTCCAACTGTCATAAGTTGTCCTTATCCCTAGATTTCGCACACTCCCGCAGTACAGCTTAATTGCTGAACACCCTCGACATTATCATCATACTCCAAGAATTCTTCCCAGTTGATCGACTGTGGCATTTTAGCTAAAGCTATTTCATATTCTTCTTTAGTAAGTGATTGATAGGGAGCTTGCTTGTACTGGCCCCCATCGAAGGGCAGGAATGAAATACCAGTCACTTCATCAAAGTGATCCCAAACCCAAGCACCAACCTTCATCCATTCATCTTCCTTAACATAAATGGTTACAGAAGGCTTATGCTCACACCAGAATCTTTGATAGGTTAACCATAGATTTAAGTGATCGATAACATCAACACTATCCCTGGTCTTAATACCATCTGGGGATTTGATCGGGAAGCTGAACACTACAGTGCTGTCGGGCCTGTTAACGCAGGGCTCCCATGGCACACCGATGTTCTTTAGGAACGTGGTCAATGGGTCTTTAACGTCCTGGCGAACGGTACGAATGTAATACTGGGAATGTCTAGCGTGTAAGCCCGATGCAGTCAAACACAACTGGCTAACTGTGCCCGAAGGCTTAACGCAGGTAATCGCCGTAGACTGATTAATGCCAAGCAATTCAGCATATTTTTTATTTGTCTGAATGGCATGGTTTTTAAGCCCTCCCAAAATATTTTCTAAGTTTGTATCTGAGTCTAAATCAAAATTCCAAGTAGACATGATTTTATTATCAAATATACCCGTAAAGGACACACCCAGCAGTCTTTCTTCCTCAGCGTTCTTTTGCCATATCTTTCTCAAGTATGGAAACTCAGTAAGAGTAGACTGGAAGGTTCCCAAGATAGTAGCTATCTCTACATTATCAGCCAAAGACATAATATCATCATCTTCTCTAACAATAACTTCTGTTAGATTACACACTTCATATGGACGTAAGATAATCTCAGAGCATGGGTTAGTACCGAAAGCATGATTGATCTTTCTGCGGCCATTCTTTGCAGCTTGCTTAATAGAAGCTTCGCGATTGAAAATACCTCTTTCGCCTGACTTACTATTATAAAGTGACTGCCATTCGCTCATGAACTCGGACATACTTGGTTTTGTATTATAACAAGCTGAGTTATTAGCCAAGCTACGCTGTACGTTGCCTTCCCACCAAGCTCCAGACTTGGCATGGGCCATACGGTCGTCAGCAAGGTCAGAGATAGAGATTAGAGCCGATCTACGAACTCCACCCACTACCACGACTTCCGCGATCTTACAGCACACATCATGACATTCTATAGCAAGCAGCTTACGCCCAACAGCCTTTTTGAAAACGTTTATGACAAATGAAAAAAGCTCAGCCAAAGGGCCGGGCCCGGAAGCACGCCCACCGAATGTTTTTAACCTTGCCCCAGCAGGTCTTACTTTTGAAAAATCAAACTGTGGAATCTCCCCGGCATACAACAAACTAATAAGCTGTCTTAGAGATTTGGCCCAACCCTCTTTACTATCAGAAACAACAATAGTAGTTTCACTCTTATAAAGCTGATCGGGGACTTCTGGTAGTTGATTTGTATAGGTAGACTCAACTGAAAAACCTACACCGGTACCACACAACAGAATGTACATTAGCTCGTCAAAGCTTTTGGTATCATCGATTGGTAGGTAACTACAGTTGAAGCCCGCCATATTCTGACGCTCAGCCGCAGGCCCGGCAGTCATAAGCAAACGCATGGAAGGCATAACCTTCTGATCGACAATAAATTTGTAGATTCGATCTTTCAATTCTTGCGGGACTTTGTAACTGTGCTTCTTTTCAACATGGCCCGTCAAGAAGTCAACATATCTTTGTACGGTTTCTTCCCAATGCTCTCGTCTTTGCAACTTGTCAATATAGCGGCTGTATCTGGATTTGTGGATAAATTGCTGGTATTCGTTCATTTTCTCTCCCAATATAGATAAAAAAACGACACTCCTTTTTCAGGAGCGTCGTCATTTTCGGATTATGTACTAAAGCTTACTTATCAATTGTGATCTTAATCTGCTTAAGGTTGATGACTACTTCAACACGGTCACCTTTATCGGCTACATCGACCATATCTATGATAGCTTTAACCTTGTCAACTTGCTCTTGAGTTACACCCAAAGAGTCCATAATTTTGTCGATTACAAAGTCGCCTAGAGGCATTATCTTTGTTCCTTGCTTACGTCAAGCTTATCTTCCTCGGGCTCGGGCACTTTGTCCTGAACTAGGCCCACAGAAAGCTCGGCCTCACTCTGGTTGTCGGCTTGCTTGATCTTAGCTTTTTTAACTGGTTCAAGAGCCTTAACTAACTCTTCCCAGGTAATATTGGTACCATCGACATGGCTCCAAGCTAGAACTTCACCCTTAGGGATATGTTCGTCAGCAGCACGTTTAACTCTATCGTATAAACTCATATTACCACCCCATTAATTTTTTGACTGTCTCAATTGCTTGTACTAACTGTGTGCCTAGTATCATAACCATTACAGTTAAGAAAACCGCAGCAGACACTCGTTGATTTTTGTTGATTAATCTGGCTGTGGCAACGAATATCTGTTCTGTCTCTGTCTTTTCAGACATTTTCTGTGATACACCGTCTATAACTTTTGATTCCACTTGATTCTGCCTTTCTCTAAGCTTGATTAGCTCGTTAGTAAAGTCTTTAATCCTATCCATGCTTAAAGCGAAAGCTGTTTGTGTTCCATTCTTTAGAGGATTAACGACTACGATAAAGCATTGAAAGGTGCCAACAGACGGATATCTTATAACATTGATTTCCGCCCATACAGGCTGTGAATTTTTTGGAATATACTGCTTTTTCAAAGTATATTTATAACGATCACCATCTAGGCATTGCTTAACCATTTCATGATCGGCCTCTAGGCTCTCGCCGCTTACGCTAAGCTTGTCCCAGGTGATGCCTTTACCATTGGTTCCAGTAGTTAATTCCCAAAGGGCATAACCAATGAACTCTTCAAAAGCCTGATTGGCCCAATAAATTTTACCATCTGAGCCCGAGAACATAATTGGTATTTCGGTTTCCCTTACCAATAGCTCTAGTATTTCTTTGTCTTGTTTGTTGAGCCAAGCCATGATGATACTTTCTTAAGTGAGAAAGGGGAGCCCGAAGACTCCCCTTAATACTGTAATAAGGATTAGAAACCTGTGATAGGTCTGTAATCGAAGAAGTTACCACCAGATAGACCGGCTGTCACGAAGTCAATTCTCAAGGTGAATTCACCAGGGATTGCACGAACACCCAATGTTGGGCTAACCTGTACAGCGTGGTCAACAGCCTTATCGGTTGCGTTACCATCTGCCAAGTCTCTCATGAACACACCACCCAAAGAGGAAGGCGTTGCAACCGCTGAGCCGTCAGCAGATAGCCACATTGTTCTAGAAAGCTTGGAAGTACCGTTAGCTAGTCTACCAGTCCATGAGAAACGATTGTTTACCCATAGAGTTAGCATCTTAACACCAAAATCGTGGTTGAAATCGTGGATAGTTTTAACACCCTTAGATGCCTGACCCATAAACAATAGGTTAGTAGCAGCAACGCCAGCCAAAGCTGTAGCGATTCTAGCTATAACAAATGTTCTGTTAACAGCAGCATTGTAAAGGAATGTGCCACCAGAAAGAATCTTCTTGGCTCTGTAAATACCTACGGATGAACTTCTTTCGCGAGGATCAGCATTGCTCATCTTAGCATCAGTTAAAGGAAGATTGTCCATGATAGAAAGACTTGCACTAACAGGGTTAGTACCAGTAGCTTCAATACCTAGAACAACGCCATTAATTCTCTGACGAACGAAAGAACCACCGGAAGTGTTCTTAACAGCACCAAATTTAGTTGTAGTAGCCATAATTCATTAAACTTCCATAATAGGAAAGCTTAATCCCAATCATCCCAAAAATGTATAAAGTCCTATTCCTATGTACCTATACACACTTTTCTTGGGCCCGAATGATTTTTCTTCTGGCTGTTTCCTTACAGTAACCATGTCGAGTAGCAATTTCATCATAAGTCATATTATGAATGTATCTTTCCTCAAGTAAGGTTCTGTCGTCCTCATCAAGATCGGTGATTAGCTCTAGAACTTTGCTGGTTGTCGCAAATAGTTTCTTGCTATTGGCCACCGAACTTAAGTCAGAATGCTCATAGCTCTTGTGGCGGGCCTTGTACTTTTGTTCTTTGTTCATATGGTAGTTCTTTACCGCGAACACAACCCTAGTATACAGGAACGTAGTAAACTTAGTCCCTCTAGTAGGATCGAACTTACGCACAGCATCCCACAATCCCAACATTTGTAGGGAATATGCCTCTTCCTCAGTCAAATACTTCATGTATTTTCTGGTAGCTGTTTTTGCAATTCTGATATAATCCAAGTTGTCTTTTGCTGTTTCAAAATCTAGGTCCATATGTTCCCCTATTCGCAAAGTCGTGTAATTACCTCTTGCTTCACATCTTGAGTTTCAAAAAGTTTAGCAATACCAATACAAAAAGTATAAGGGCCGAATACAATCAGCGACTCAATACCTTCAATGTCTTCATTTAATGTTCTATAGTCTTCGGGTGTTATTCTGAAATTAGTATAACCAACCCAACAACTCCATCGCTTGCTTGGCCTAAAGAATGAATCAGCATCATACTCACCAAAAGGTGTTAGCACCGTTGTTTTAACTGAGAAGTCGCCATCATCTTCTTGACCCGGTTCAAGCGGCTCAATGTCACCTTGAGATAAAAGCTTACCAAGGGCTGCCTCTTGCTTTTTAAGCTGAGTTACCATGTCTTCTTCTACCTGATTCCAACTCTCCCAAGCTATTTTTTTCATATTGTTTTCATTCTTGCTGTGTCTGAGGGTAACATGATGGATTTTTGAGGCTTTAAGGATTTAATAGCCCGTTTGATCTTAGGGATATTATCTTCCTCACAAGACACATCGAGAATGGCATCAGTGTTCATCACAACATTCATGATATCCATGAAATCTTGCGTTGTTAAAAAGTTGGTCACGATTTCCAGTTCACCATCAACAACTCTGACTACACAGTAGGAATTACTGTTATCTAATTGAATTGGTTCCGGATTTGGCGATAAGTTGTCCGTAGTATTCGTCAATTGGCAACTGCCTTTCTTTTATCTCTTGTGGAGTGTATACGCGACCGGCTTTATTGAAGTCAGGAACGTAATGCATCAGAGTGGTATACACCACTTCATACCCACCGTCGATGTTTCTAACATCGGACAAGATACGGTAAGCATATTCGTAAGAGTATTCTATGTATTTTCCATGCAGTTCTCTCAAAACTTCTTCAATGGGTATTGAATTTTCCAAAGTCTTAGATATGATGGTACTATCGTCTGACAGTAGTATTTTTAGATATCCACTGTCAGAGATAGCCCGTCTTCGATCAACAGCAATTACTAAAAGTGTGATTTTTAGTTCGTTAGAGCCCATGCTAAAGCTTTGTACCTTTTTGAAATTTCCTCAAGTTGTGACTTGGACAGCGGAGTGTCGCCCGAATCAGTTTCTTGAACGTCCGTCAATTTACGCAAGGCGTCAGCCAAGCCCGCATATTTACCCTTAATGGTACCTTCCCAATATTCCTTACCGGATATGGTTAAGATATCATTTATGTTTTGCATTGTTGCATCGTTGTAAACTCTGGTGCTAAATTCAGCATAGTAAATAGCACCCTTATCACGATCATCTTTATCCTTGATTAGATCAGCAACTGTTTTTGCTTTTGTTAATAGCTCGTCAGTTGGCTTATCAACCACTACAACCGGTGGGGTCGGAGCGATGATATCAGGAATCCTAATTTTTGACAAATCAGGATTCCATAGAGCTAGAAGGATAAGTAGGACACCAATAATGGTGTTTGCCTGCTTAGACATTCTTAGGTTCCTTGGTTAAGTCTAGAAAAGTTGGGAATGTATCGTCAAGCTTCTTGACTGTTGAGGTCAAGCCTTGTTTTACACACAGATCGCGTAAGTCTTCCCATTCCTTAACCACTGCGGAAATCGGTCTAACCACAGGCTCCGGGGTCACCGGCACTACTGTAATTGTACTTCCTTCCTTAGGCTTGTCAACGGCAGGCTGGGAATTTTTCCCAAAGAAGTTGGCGATAGCAGTGAAGCCCCCGTTATTATACAAAATAAACAGGATGCCCGCTAGTCCAAGAACGATTTGAAATGTGCTTAAATTTCCTAACATTATTCAGTTTTCCTTAGTGAATCACCAACAACCCAAGCGGAAGCGATGGTCATAATCGCCATGATCTGTTCTTCTGTCAGCTTGACACCGAATAGCTGTTCTGATAATACAGCAGCAAGGCCCGCTGCGGCTACCAAAAAACGACGAGAAGACAATAAAGTTTGTAGTTTGCTCATTTTTGTTTCCCTTGTAGGAATTGTGAATTGAAGCGGTCTAATCCTTCAACGGTAAGATATCCAGGCATCCTGTATTCTTTGCCATTCATTATTACTCCAAAATAAGGAACAGAAGTTGGCTCGGTTGCTTCACGCTCTTTAACCCTCCAACCTTGTTTCATAATCTTGGGAGCAATATTGGTTAGCCAATTACGACAAGCTAAGCATCCTGGTCTGGTATACATAACAACAATGCCGTTTTCTACGGCGGGAGCGGCCTTAGGCTTCTCCACAGTCGCTTTCGGTGCTGGCTTAACTTGTACGGACACTCTAGGAGTCTCTACGACCACTTTTGGAGCGTCACCATTCTTTTTCTTAAACTTACATGGCTGGCCATCGATACCAGGGCAATCACTTCTGTGACCATCACCCTGAACGATATAACCCTTGCCACCACATGGGCATTCTTTTACAACATCGGGCTTAGGTACATCCACCTTAAACACTTGCTTTTCAGCATTGTCGATAGATACCTTAGCCTTTGTCTTCCACTCTGCCACTTGAGGCAGAGTTAGAGTGCCTAGCAATAATACATATGCTATTACATTTTTCATATTAGTATACCTCGTCTAAGGTCCAGGTGACCTTTCTTGGTGGAAAACCTTTAACATTGCTGAATACCCATGCTCCGTTTTGGCGAAGCATTCCTGCGGCTGTTTCTTCATCAATCCAGAAACTACCATCAGGTTGTCCAAGTCTCTTAGGACCGCCATTCCAAACACCCCAGCTATTCTGTACAAGAAATAGGGTTTCATTTAGAATGTCGTGAGTATCGTCGCTGGCAATCCACGCCATGCAGTGATTCCATGATCCCTGCTTACGAGCCATACCGTTTTTGTCTCTTGTAGAGTTAAATCCGTAATTACTACATACAGCAATACCATAACCGTTATATAGAGCATCGCGAGCTTCTTCGATTGTTCTAATCAAAGAAACAGTTTCTACTACGTTAAGCTTGCCAGCTTCTAGCAAAGCTCTTGGAACACCAGCGGTGCCCCAACGTGTACCTTTCTTGGAATCGTAAACGGATAGATCGATACCGTCATAGTTCCTTCTTAGAAGAATACCGCCCTGTGTACTAACGAATCTTGCAGCTTGATTACCAGACATACCCTGGCCACCATAACCGCGAGAACCATAAATACCTTCGGTTGCACCGCGAGCGATATAACCTTCTGGTTCATGCTTTTCAGCAATTTCAGTTGTTCTGGTTAAGTCAACAGCCCAACGTGTTCCATGAGAAACACAGTTATGTGCCACAACACCATTAGCTATAAATGCGTGTTCCTTATGAGAGACCCCTATATCATATACCGTATGTGGCCCTTCTGTGATCTCTACATCAGAAACATATATCCACAAATCTTGATTTACTCTAAAAGAATAATTTTTCTTTTTATTGTATATACACTGCACCCTATATGCTGATTTATCACTTGCATAGCTACCATTTTTTGATCTATGAAATAGATTTATCGTTGGATTATACCCAATTTCAAGCATTGAGTAATAAACACCATAAGCTAATGATTTAGACGTTGAATCAAATACTTCTTTTGTTTCAGACCTAAAACCATCTGTGTCAACAAGACCATTAATTGTGTCTTTATTACCAATAGCCCAAGACGGAAATATTTTAGATTTATTTTTATCATAACAAATAAGACGTAACCAACTAGCCAGTTCTGGACACCAGCATCTTAATCTAAACGCATTTTTGTTTTGATATTTTTCTTGCTGGACATTAAAACCAAAGCTTTCAAGTATAGACTTGCACTTATTAAAACTATTTACTTCGTGATTAGCATAAGTTATCTCTATGGTTTTATCATCACACCAGCCGTCGCCAAGAAAATACCCCATAAACCACATAAAATCTACATTTTCTGTAAATTTATTCGCAGGTTTATCTGGTTTTGATAAGCGAGTTGGTGTAACTAAATAGTCGCCTTTTTTAATTTCCGATGCAGGAACCCATGTTTTAACCAAATTTTTAGTTATTAAAGATGTGTGTCTAGATTTTGATGCTTTCCTACCGATCAGAACTAAATGTTCAGATGTTACTGTGAGTGGCAACGACCCCTTTGTTTTAATTTTTACAAATGGTTTGTAAGACAGTTTTTCTTTTTTACTTATAACAGTGGTTATGCCGCCATCTAAAGCATATATTTTATCACCAATGTTAACATCTTCAATAAAATTACACGCTTCGCTAAGTACGATAGTTCCTTTTTGATAACAGTCGCCCGTAGTCTGTCTTTCCGCAGTACCAAAACCTATATCAAACTTAAGTGCGTTCTTAAATGGTAGAGCTAACTTACCCTTACCAGAACCCTTAATGTCATCAGAGAAGTCACCGAATAATGGTCTTGGCGCCTCAGATAGAAACTGCTCAGTACCTGCTAAGTCTTCAATATGGCCCGGTAGACCATTAGAATAAGCGTCAAGTAGTTCCTGGGGTGTTAGATATTCTGTCGTCATATATAGCCTTTAACAATTTACTAGTAGATTTTTCCCAAGTAAATTGACTTGCACGTAACACTCCAGCCGTATTTTGAACAAGACCCCCTGACTGTTTCAGCTTATGCACTTCTCGCATATGAAAAATCATTTGTTCTTCTTGTTCCGGACCTAGATATGCCCAAGAGCCCGTCTTACCGTCGAACCATATACCATCATAAGCACTCTCTAACGAAGTAACATCTATGAAGCGACAACTATCTTTTGTGCAAAACTCTGTGTGACCCGAGTAGTTTGTGGTAATTAAATGTTTTCCACAAGACATAAGCTCTAATAACTCTAAGTTCCATCCTTCGGCTCTAGCTGGAAATATTCCGCAGTCAACCTGCTTCATAATATAGTACACATTTTTTTGAGTTTGCTGTCTTGGGACTAAGACAATCTTAGACGCTAAAGTAGAAGCCTTGTATTTTTTTACCCACTCCAACCCATTACCTTCTAGAAAAGGATTATCACAAGCCATAATTAGCTGAACATTGTCTTTTGTACTAAAAGCTTTTTCAAAACACTTTAATACAAAATCATGCCCTTTGCGTATCTCCCATTTTCCCGCATTAAAAAACCTAGTAGGGCCACCAATCATTTCGGCAGGCTTAAAAACATCGGGATCAAATCCAAGCGGCACAACTTTCACGGGTTTATTGAAACCACTATTAGCAATAATGCTCTTAGCCCAGGTAGAACAAACTATTAACTCATCACAATTCATAAGAGAGTGTTTTTCAGCTAAAGAAAATTTATCCAATTCAAAAATTGGAAAACCAATATGTTTATTCTTTCCAACAAATTCGTATAGGTCATTTTGATGCCATATCTTGACACACGGAGCGTCTTTGTTAATATTTTTGTATGAATTCTTAACAATGTACGGAGACAAATCATTTATCCTCGGCATATTTTCTATATGTCCAATTGGAAAAATTGATAAATCTACACCGGCAGCTATTAATTGCAGGGCAAAATTATATACGGATATACCATATCCGGTTGAGCAAATCGGGCCTATAAGGTTTAAAGATAACAAAATTAATTCCTTCCAGCAATAGTTTTACACATACTTATGAATTCTTCTTGAGAGTATGACTGTTTGCACATTTCAAATAAATTTAGCCTGTGCAAGATTGATTACGTCTGGTAAACGTGGCTTATTTCCGCTGATAAGGTGATAAGCGAACGGTAATGGTTCCCTAATGATTATCTCACTCATCATTTCCACATGTAATTCGGGCGGTAATTGAGTTTTAGGTAGACCAGCATTAAGTAATGCATCCATAATAGTCTCTTCTGTTAAGAAATATGGACCCTTACTGAAATATTCTATAATATCATTCCATCTATCATTAAATGGATTGAGGCCAAGTTGAGTTCTGTAGCTGGACGCTTCCTGTGCTAGGGCCCGATCCATCAAGTAAAAGCCGGTCGAACAGTGTACGTCGGGCCTGATCCGCAAGAAGTCTAACAAGAACCTTTTCTTACGGAATAAATGGTCAAGATCGCAGTCTGGATTTTTGGAATATGCAACAGATACCTTTTCCTTTTGCACAAAATCAAACATATTCATAGACGTATTAATGATTAATACATCAAGATCGATCCAGGCAAAGTTATCAAAGTCGCTCTTTAAGAAATCCTCTTGAGCAAAGATCGCGGTCATGGTGCCGATGCTCCAATTGTCCGCTCCCCAATTTGATTTTTGCATTAGCCAGCTATGAAAACTAGACATTCCAGTGTGAGAATTATCTATAACACGTAGCTCTATCTTGTGACGCTCGCAATACCTTTGCAAATTATACAAACTGTATATCTGCCATCTTTGCAAGCCATTGAAATAGTTCCAACCTATAGAGAAATTACCTGTATACAATACATTTTTCATAAACTCCTAATCTTTCTCACTACATCAAGTGCAAACCTTTCGCCTTCGATCCAAGACTTATCCATACGACTGAGATATCTATTTGCTTCTAAAACCTGCTCTGTTCTGATCCTGGCATTTTCAACCTTGTCAAAATAAAGCGGGTAGTCTTCGCCCAGGTATTCCACTACCGCTGGGTGTTTGTTAATCAATATTGGCGTGTTACGTCTTACTGCTTCAACCACGGCATTATTGGCCGAGCTATCGTACAGATCGACGAATGCCACGGACGATGCGTACATTTTGTCGTACAACTCGTCAGGTAGGTGCTCTAGCGTCTGAACAGACCTCCAAGCTAGTTCATGCTCAATATGTGTATCGAGCGTGCTCTGACGCCATATTTGATTTGTATAATGAGCGGTGCCTGGGTTTGATGGTAGCCAATATTTAGGTAGACTGGTCTTAAGCTTTACTATAGATTCTGTCCTACGAAGCCAATATCCAACCTGTATTACTTTCTTATCTCTTAGATATAGTCTAGGGTTCCAGGTAGGAGCCGGGCCGGTAGGGTGTTTAACGCTAAAAACAGGAACGTCGATTTGCTGACGCAGCCAATCCCCAAGGTAGTCTGACAGTACAAAAATAGCTTTGCACTTCGGGAGCGAGTCTTGGAAGGCTTCTCGGGCCAATATAGCCTGCGGGCTGTGATAACGATCTAACCAACTTGGCATATTTTGCGGATTATGTAAGAATCCGATCCATGGCTGCTTGTAAGGCACCTTGTTGATATTGTATGATGAGTAGTATTGAGGTAGTTCCCAGGAGAAGTCACGCTCCATGAAGTCGAACACGAATAGCCCCACGTTCGAATGAAACGAACGCAGGGATTCTATACAATAGCTCCACCCAGAACGGTGACTAGAAAAGCCCCTGGCTTTAGATAGATTTAATTTCATTAGA